CGTTAGAATACTGCAAGATGCCCTTCTCTTTCAAGCCCTTAATAAAGTCTGTTGGGTTAACTCTAATCTTCTCGCAGTGTGCCTTGAACTCAATGCATGGAATATACAGCATCTCATTATCAGGCTCCATACGTGCGCAAATGTTGTTCATCGGCTTAACGATAGGGGCTTGTTGAACACCTGAGCGACCATCGACCGCACCGTTAATCACTAGGATGTCACGGATGTTAGAATTGATATAGTCAGCAAGAGATGACATCACATCGAAGCCACGCTCAGTATTATCTAAACGCGCTGACTCCATCTGCTTAGCTACCGCTTGGTACACAGGCTTGATAGGGATATCGTGTAAGCCTAGTTGCTTAGCAATCACAGCACCTGTAAATACGGCAGCAAGGGTTGCTGAGAAGAACCGCTCTTTACCAATCAAGCCTAACTCTTCATCAATCTTCTTTTGATTGTCTTTCAACAACTTCTTAACTGCTTCAATGTTCTGTACTAAGTACTGTGCGTAAATCTCACCAGCGTGACCATAGTTATGTAACAGCTTACCGAAGTTCTCGTCCGCTTCTGTCTTTGTCGCTGATAGGTCAGGCTCAATCAAGAACTGCATGAAACGCATAATCTCACCAGACTCAATCGCCTTCTCTTCAAAGATGACCTTCTTAAAGTCAGTGTTACTTGAGAGTACAGAGATTAAGTCAAACACCGTAGTGTTCGCACGTTCACCGTTCGCACCGTTCACCATGCGGTTCTTACCACGGCCTGTCGTTGAGAACTTCAAGAACTCATGAATCTCTTGTGGTGTTGGGTCTGTAAACTCATCAACAGGCTGGCAGATGTTACCCATGTAACCTAGACGGTTAATGATAGAGTTCATCGTGTCGCCCTTAACTAGCATAAGCTTAGAGTCTTCTGCAGGGTCACCATAGATAGACATCATCGCTTGCAAAATAGCTGTCTTACCTTGGCCTGACTTCGGGTTATATAAGTTAACAACAGCTGAGGCTTTATCTAGGAACGGCATGAGTAGCGTACCGAACCCACAAAAGAAACCAAACGCACGTAACTCTAACCCTGGTCTAGCATAGAAGTTAACTGCAGACTTCCACTCTTCAAATGAACCTACCTTTTGCATGAACGGTGTGATATCTTTAATCACTTCCGCAACAGGGACAAACTTCACACCGAACGCACTAATCTCACGATTGCCGATAAGGATTTTATTTCTTGCTTCATTCCAACCAAATTGTCTATACACAGGTTCACCCTTCTTCACATTTTGAATATACTTTGTTGAGTCCATAATGTACTGCGTAATGGCATCAAGTTCTTTACCTACCGCAAGCACTCCTTTTGAAACTAATACATCCCGCGCTTTATCTCGTGTTGAGATAGCGGCAGCAGGTACAATAAATTCTTTTACTCCATCATGTGGAAGATGTAGCTTGAGCCACACGCACTCACCAACAGTAGGATCAGGATCGATAAGTCGCTCCACAACATACAAGTCGTAATCATAGATTTTAATACCCGCTTCTTCATCATCAGGTAACACTTTAAATACGCCACCATTTTTACCCCTAAAGTATGGATGAGGATAATCAGGGATTTGGAACGTAGTACGCTCCCCCAAGTTATCACTTTGAGCCATGATAATATTATCAATTGTTTGTGCACGAAGTATAATTCTGCCCAATTGAATAGGCGTAGTTATCTTACCTTTATGAGGACACTTATCACAACCACCTGGACGATGCGATTCAAACTGAGAGCACGAGTGAGGACCAGGTATAATGTTCGCTTTAGCCTCTGTAGCATCGTAACTGTAATCTGGGTGATGCTTAGACATAGCGTGAATTGCAACTTCAGCATCGTCACAGAATGCGGCAATAGAAAGCCCTGAACGCCATAGCGGTTCTTCAATTTCCCTCTGCTTTGTCATCACATGAATGAGCTGAGCACACCCATCACCCTTACGGCAACGGTCTAAAATCTTACTAAACTTAGCCGACTGATTGTCCATCGTGGCTTTAGTCGCTTCGTCCATCTGACGACGAGGTTTAGCTTTTGATTCTGTCGTTACATGGACAGGGATTTTATCTGCCAAGTCACTAAACGAATGTGAGATACCGAGATGCAGTACTTTAACATCTACAGGCTCATTAATGTCTTTGTAATTATGCGTACCAGGTACACGTAAGATACGAGCAACGTCAGCCGTACATGCTGGGTCAGATTTAAAACCGTGTTTAATACATAGGAACTTTAGTCCTTCAGCAACAGGTTTCCATACTGACTTATCAACAGGCTCAACAAATGTCCAATAGACATGGATACCACGACCTGAGTCTACAATCGTTGGCTTCGGTAACTTCGTTACATCACAAAAAGCATCAAGTGCAATCAGTGCTAAATCTTTAGTTTGGTATTCTTTCCAGCGGTTTTTCTTTTTATCGTATCCGCAATCGATATCAAGCCATAGGGCTTTCTCTTCTTTTACATTATTGTGTGTTCTGCTTGTGCCATCAACAAACGTTGAGCATCCAAAATATACATCGTGTTTTTGTTCATCAAGCTTGTTAGCAATGAACTGTGCTTCGTCAATTGTGTCAACGAATTTGTGGGTTAGATTATTCTGTTGATCTTTCCCTACAATGCAGTATTTCCCCTCTATTGGCCATACCTGCCGTAAAAAATCTAGTGTCTGCATTATCTCTCTCTCAAAGAATGGGTGGGGTACTCGCTGCGTCTGTGGACGGTGGTCTTACCTGTATAGCTACCACGGTCGTTTAGCGTCTATGGTTACTTTTCACAGCATCCGCTTTCCCCCAAAAACTATACTACTAGCTAAGTTTTTGAATTAACTCAGCTATTTTTGTTTCTCTTTCTTTTGCTGGTTTACAGCGTCCGAGAAAATAATCATACACCGATTGTCTTGAGATTCCAAGGTCTTTTGCCACTTCCGTGACAGGGTATTTCTTGAGGATACATAACCGACCAAGCAGTACCCCGATGTTCAAGGTATCTGCTTGTTTATTAGCATCCACAATATCTTGTGAATAGCCTCTCATCGTTATGCCCAATCGCCAACTAGGTCGTCAAGCGAGATGTCACCAAGGTCAACTTTAGGCGGAGCTTCCTGCACTGGCTTGCTCGTTGATCGAACCGTTGGTTCCGGTACGAAATCATTCTGCGGTTGTTGGACAACATTTTCCACAGGCGGTACTTGTTGTGGAGCTTGCTGAGCTGGGGGAGCGGTGTGCACCGGAGCAGCTTGCGTTGTAGGGGCAAATGCGTCATTAGATTCTCCTTCTTCACCACCACCGCCTACAGTAATAGTGACTGCACGTTTAGACTCTTCTGTTGCTTGTAGCTTTTTAAGTTCTGTAAATTGGTCATACGTTAAGCGACCAACAGCCTGGAAGCCAACCTTATCTACAGGTGCTGATTCGTCAAAGGTAATGCGTGATACTACGCCCATGAGTTGTGAATTGTTAGCCTTCAAGTAATCACCATACTCATTAAACGGACGGCGGTTCTGTGGGCCTGTACCGAAGATTGATAATGATGCTAACTTCATCTGATAGATTTCATCATCGAAGTACCAATTACCATTGGTATCTTGTGAAGCTAATACCACCGCCATACGGCGTTCAAAACGGCAAGCCTTTGTACCATTAGGACCAGAGCCTTTAATGTTCTGTGGGCATGAACTACATGCGTTTGCTTGTGGTGCAGGTACTGATGCATCAGGTGTTTGACTGTTAGATGTCCAGCACACAGGGCGAGCCTTGTCGGTATCTTTAGCGTTATAACCCTTAGCGTAGTACATACGGCTAACGAACTCAGATGCGTTGATAATCACTACATCAAGTGATGTACTGTTTGATCTGTTAACTTCGTTACCATTAACTTTAATCACGAACTTATTCTTGCTGAACGTGATGCGTTTAGATGTCATACTCGATGCAGACACCTTACTTGTAATACCATCATCCCAATCTGCTTGGTTAGCTACTGCGGTACCTTGTGAAAAAATATCTAATTCATTACTCATCATCTGACTCCTCGTTGTCGTTTGCTTTATTACGTCTAATTGTGATTGAAAACTCTTGTAGTGCTTGAACATTTGGTATTGAAGTATTCGGGTTGTTTGCCATGAACTCCTCATAACAGCCCTTGGCAATGCGCTTCTCAAGTAACTCTGGTACTTCATGCTCCATCATAAACTTATAGAATGAACCCCAATCATCAGTCCAATAACGAGTCCTAATTCCACGAGTCAATGTACCGACCTTAGTCTTGAGACCATCTACCTTCATGTTTAAACAAATATCGTTTAATGCTGATTGAATCTTCTCACGCTTTGCCTTTAAATCTTTAACATCTTGTTCAAGCTTAGCAATGGCATCACGGATATTAATCTCCGCCTGCATCAGCCTTTCTATCTTGTCATCTACTAAATCCATACTGCCCTCCTTGTGTGTCTGAAACGATAATGTCTCACATCTACTTTACACTGTCAAGCATTTTGTGCTTTATTATATTTAGGTTTAAACTTTTTAATGTACATCGTTTCTACTTCATCTAAGTTATTGGTTGGTATCATAAAAACTCTATTAAACTGTTTGTCTGCTTGGTGCTGCGCAATACGAGCACTAGGGTTAATACTTTGCCCTACGTAAACAACTTTATTTCCGTGACACAAAAAGTAAACGCCTGGTGGATGCATAGATGGTATTTCAACTAGCTCATTAATTTCTTCTAATGCTTTAGGAACTTTTACAGGTTTCTTTTGCAAGTTAAAATAGTATTGATACCAACTCTGCTTTAATCGGTTAATCACTTTAACTTTTTCTCGTACCGCTACAACCCTAACGTTTCTGTGTTCAGGTTTACGTTGCTCTTCTGCTATCAATTTAGCTTGACGTTCTAGAAAAAGAGGGCCACATGACTCCATTCGTTTTAATTCAACATAAGCATCTGAATAATCGGCAACATATTTAATTATCCAATCACATTCTCTATCTCGTTCTATTCTAACGGGGCCTTGATAATCTTTTGACCAAGCTAAATGGCGAATATCATCAGGCATAGCATTCCATGTAGAACGGTAACGCCTAATTAAATCATCTACTAACTGATTAAAGTTAGTTACATCCACATCATATAACCGAACAAATCGTTCCAATACTTCTAAAACTTTTTCCTTGCCTGAATATGAATATCGCATGTAGGTACGCTCATTCAATTTCAATATCGTTCCACAAGATTTAATCCAAATATATAATGGTATCTCAGTATTTCTTACTCTTTCACTCATGCCTCTGACTCCTCTCTATACAAGTCAACTAACTTAGTGTGAATGTCAATCTTATTCTGCAACATCTGATAAATTCTTTTCTCAACAGGGCTTCCTTGGATGTGCACAATCGTCATGTGATTCTTCTGTCCTGCACGATCGATACGAGCGCAACACTGAATGTAAGTCTCAACAGACATCACAGGAGACCAAAACACAGCCACGTTCGCAGCATGTAACGTCACACCGTGAGAGGCCGCTTGTGGTTGAATAACAAGGACTTGCGGGTTAGGCGTATCTTGAAAGCGTCTAAATATATCTGAACGTTTACCTGGCGATACGTCCCCTTGGATAGCTTCACACGTAATGTGCTCTTTGCTTAACTCCTTCATAATCTTTTCGATTGAATGACGGAACGGAGCGAACACAATCACTTTATGGCTAGCCTCGGCAATGATTTCTTTCAGCACAGTCATACGTGATGAAACATCAAACTCAACTACATCTTGTTTGTCTGAGTAAATCGATCCTGCTGAAACCTGCAAGAGCTTGGTCATCATTACCCCTGCATTCATTGCAGTAACTTCTGCGCCAGCTGCAGAAATGTACATCTCTTTCTTGAGGAGCGCATAGTATTTCTTCTGTTGTGCGGTCAGTTCTACTTCACGCGTTGTATATAGTACGGATGGTAAGTCTAGGCACTCATCTTTAGTGAAGCGAATAGCGGGCTGTAATGTGCGAAACACAATATCTTGTGCGTTAGGACGTGGCACCCAAGTGAACTGACTAATCTTCTGCATCACTTGGTCTTTAAATGTCCCAGCATAACGTGGTACGGATGCAGGGTTGACTAGCTTAGCTAAGCCATAAGCATCGGCAGGGGACTGTGCAGCGGGTGTACCTGTCATGAGCCATAGCCATGTCTCAGGTTTAACAATCTTATTGAGTGATTTCCAACGCTTGGTGGTAGATGTCTTTACATAGTTAGCTTCGTCAACAACAATTAAGTCAAAGCCACCCGCTAAGATTTCTTTTTGAACAACCTCAATGCCATCATAGTTAATAATAACAACGTCAGTTCCTTCGGCTAATATTTTCCTACGCTTCTCTGCCGCGCCATATGCGATAACCACTGTTCTATGCATAGCCGTAGAAAAGAAGTCTTGTAGCCAAGCAGTCTCCATAATAGAGAGTGGGCATACAACGAGCATGCGCTTAATAAGACCCTTGTTCATCAGGTAGTCAGCCGCCCAAATCACAGCCGAGGTCTTACCTGTCCCTGCTTCCGATAGGCAATAGGCACGACGGTGGGCGCTTAAAAAAGCAGCAGTTGTTCTTTGGTGGTCAAACGGCTTAAAGATGCCAGGCCAACCGTATTCTTTGGCGATGGGCGAGGGTGGGTTCTTAACACGTAAGTCCGACAGGGCAATAACTTCATCGATGCCCCAATTAATAATTACTTGTGTGATTCCATTATCAAATTCTTTGACAATCTTACACTTAGGAATTTTTTCCATTAATAGTTCGGGTCTTCTCGTATTAACTATTAACGCTTTGTCTTTATAAATCTCCATACATCTCTCCAATTTTGAAGCGAAAAAATGGACACATCGACCCGAGAGGGAGGGAGAAAGCCGATGTGCCCAGGTCTGTAACGTAGACCAAACGTTTTAACTTTTACTTCTTAGGTGTATTCTTTTTTACCGATTTGTCAGAGTTGCGACTAAAGCTACTGTTCTGACTTTTGGTTCTGATACGAGTGTTAGACTTATCATTACTCCCCCCCTTGCTCAGTGGAATGATATGGTCTATCTCTTTACCGTCACCTTTTGATACTCTACCATCTTTGATGGCTTCTCGTCTAGCTTTGTTACGCGCTACACGTTTAGCAATCTGGTCAGGCTTTGCTTTGTATTCATTTTCTTTTTGATAGTCACGTGCCATATTATCTTCCGCAATGAGAACAGCTCTTTACAGGGCAGTAGTTCTTGCAGAGGTAATTAGGACTCGCATTGAACACGCCACTTTCATATGAGCCTTCAATACGCTGAATCAGTTCAGACCACTCAGCCCACATGTCAGGTATATTATCCACGTGATGCTCGTCTTTGACA